CTTCCTTTACCGATTATGCCTGAAGAACCCGACGAAGTTAAGCGAATTCGTATGGGCGGCGACCTATGGACAGTGGTAGAGCGAGAATCTGACAAATCTACGTTTTAATAAATATCCCGTAGAACCTACAAGATTGATCTCTACCCTAGGAGAATAAACATGGCTTTTCAATTATCACCAGGTGTAAATGTTTCTGAAGTCGATTTAACAACAGTCGTACCTGCTGTTGGCACAACGACTGGCGCCCTCGTTGGAACATTTGCATGGGGTCCAGCGAATCAAATTACGCTTGTTTCCTCAGAAAACAAGTTGGTTGAGATTTTCGGCAAACCATCAAACGAAACCGCAAACGATTTCTTTACCGCAGCAAACTTTCTTGCTTACGGTAATTCATTACGTCTAGTTCGCGCAAATACAAATTCAAATAATGCATCTGTAAATGGCGCAACAGGTTTTAAAGTAAATAACGACGAAGAATATGTCGCAAGTTACTATGCATCAGGAAATACGCAGTACGGTCCTTTCTGTGCAAGATATCCTGGCGCACTAGGAAACTCGCTCAAGATTTCTGTATGTGACTCCGCTGCAGCATATGGTAGCTGGGCATACAAAAACACATTCAGCGATGAACCAGGAACATCACTATTTGCACAATCACGTGGCGCAACAGATGATGAAATGCACGTTGTCGTTATCGACGAAGACGGTTTGATCTCTGGTACGCAAAATACAGTTATCGAAGCATTTGGATTCGTTTCAAAGGCTTCTGACGCCAAGAGCGATACTGGTTCTTCAAACTACTATAAGGAAGTAATCTATCGCACATCAAACTACGTTCACTGGTTGGGTCACCCAGGCGCAAACGTAACAAACTGGGGCGCTGAAGCAACAAATGGTCTCTCATTTGCAACAAATGCTGCAGCAAATACCAAGTCACTCGCAAATGGAACGACAGTTACTGCAACTTCGGGCAACCTACTATACGGTTGGGATCGCTTCGAGTTGTCAGAAACTGTCGACGTTTCATTGCTTATGACTTCAAACGCAGAAGTAACTGTTGCAGGACATGTAATTGATCTTGCTGCATCACGCCGCGACTGTGTTGCATTCGTATCGCCTCCGCTTGCAGCAGTACAAAGTTCTGATCCAGTCGGCGACGTTGTTGAATATAAAGTAACCACTTTGAACAAGTCAACAAGTTACGCTGTAATGGATAGCGGTTGGAAGTATATGTACGACAAGTACAACGACGTTTATCGTTGGGTTCCACTCAATGGTGACATCGCTGGTCTATGCGTACGCACTGATACAGAACGCGATCCTTGGTTCTCACCAGCAGGATTCAACCGTGGTCAGATTCGCAACATCGTCAAACTTGCATTTAACCCAAGCAAGACGCAGCGCGATGAACTTTATCGTAACAGCATCAATCCTGTGGCTTCGTTCCCAGGTGAAGGTACGGTATTGTTCGGCGATAAGACGTTGCAATCTAAACCATCTTCATTCGACCGCATTAATGTTCGTCGTTTGTTTATCGTTCTCGAGAAAGCAATCGCCAGAGCAGCACGCGCAAGCCTCTTTGAATTCAACGATGAGTTTACACGTTCAAGTTTCGTGAACCTCGTCGAGCCATTCTTGAGAGAAGTACAGGGTCGTCGTGGTATCTTTGACTTCCGTGTTGTTTGTGACGCTACAAACAATACACCAGAAGTTATTGACCGTAACGAGTTCGTCGGTGACATCTACATCAAGCCAACAAGATCAATCAACTTCATTCAGTTGAACTTTGTGGCTGTTCGTACTGGTGTTGCCTTCGACGAGATCGTCGGACGCTTCTAATAAATAGGATTAACGGCTAGGAGAAAGCAAAAATGGCTTTTAACGTATACGATTTTAGATCATCATTGCAATTCGACGGTGCACGTCCTAATCTATTTGAAGTGAATATTAACTTCCCTGGATTTCTAGGCGAAGACGCTGCTCGTAGACAACTTACTTTCTTATGTAAGTCTGCTCAGTTGCCAGGTTCTATCATTTCACCAATCCAATTGTTTTACTTTGGACGTGAAGTGAAGTTCTCTGGTAACAGAACATTCCAAGATTGGACAGTACAGATCATCAACGATGAAGACTTCAGAGTGAGAAACGCTTTCGAGCGTTGGATGAATGCTTTGAACAGTCACCAAACAAACCTTCGCAATCCTGTCGCAGGAACGCCAAACGGTTACACTGCTGACGCAGTTGTAAATCAGTATGGTAAGTCTGGCGACATTATTAAGACCTATAAGTTTGTTGGTATGTTCCCTGTTGACGTCACGCAAATTGACCTCGACTGGGGCGCAAATGACCAGATTGAAGAGTACGCAGTATCGTTCGCATATCAGTACTGGACTGCTGCTGGCGTAACTACTTGATATTTGATTTACTTTCGAGTAGGTCAAATCCCCTTATGATGACATCTCAGGTTTAAATTATGGAAATTTTCGGTTTTGAGATTTTACGCAAAAAAGAGGAAACTCTTGATCCTTCAGTCACGCCGTCTGTCGTAACACCACAGATCGAAGATGGAGCCATCAATATTTCAGCGGGATCCCATTACGGTATCTACGTTGATATTGATGGCTCTTATCGTTCTGAGGTTGACCTTGTTACCAAATATCGCACAATGGCTATGCAACCAGAAGTTGAACAAGCCATTGAAGATATTGTTAATGAATCAATTGTTCACGATGAAGAAGGTAATTCTGTAAAAATTATGGTTGACGATCTTGATCAACCACAATCAATCAAAGATAAGATTACAGAAGAATTTAAAAATGTTTTAAAGATGATGGACTTCAACAACAACGGCAATGATATTTTCCGTCGTTGGTATGTTGATGGACGTTTATATTTTAACGTGATTATTGATCCAAGTAATCCAAGAGCAGGCATACAAAATCTGATCAATATTGATCCAAGAAGAATTCGCAAAGTACGAAATGTTCATAAAAAGAAAGATAAAGTTACAAATACAGAAGTTATTGATAACGTCGAAGAATATTTCATCTATAACGAAAAAACATTAAACAACACAGTAAGCAATCCAATTCTAACAGGCAACTATTCAGGTGGCACAAAACTTACTAACGATTCAGTTGTATATTTAACATCAGGTTTATATGATCCTGCTCGCTCTACTGTTTTAAGTTATTTACATAAAGCAATTCGTCCAATGAATCAGTTGCGTTTTGTTGAAGACGCAATTGTCATTTATCGTTTAAGTCGTGCGCCAGAACGTCGCGTATTCTACGTTGATGTTGGTAACATGCCTAAAGCCAAGGCTGAACAATACTTGCGCGACCTTATGGTCAAATATCGCAATAAGTTGGTATACGATAGCGCCACTGGTGAGATTCGTGACGATCGTCGTCAGTTGTCAATGCTTGAAGACTTCTGGATGCCACGTCGCGGCGAAGGTAAGTCTACAGAAATTACAACTCTTCCATCAGGTCAAAACCTTGGCGAGTTATCCGATGTAAACTACTTCGAACGCAAACTATACAAATCATTAAATGTTCCAATTTCTCGTCTAGAAGCACAGTCAGGATTTTCATTAGGTCGTTCTAACGAAATTACTCGCGACGAATTGAAGTTTATGCGTTTTATTGAGAAATTACGCGCTCGTTTCTCGATTGTATTTGATGAACTTATGGCGCGTCAATTATCTTTAAAAGGCGTTTGCACGTTAGACGAATGGAATGAATTTAAACAATCAGTTCATTACGATTTCTTAAAAGATAATAACTTTGCCGAACTTAAAGAAGCTGAGTTACTTCAAAACCGCGTGGCGCTACTTAACGTTGTCGATCCATACGTTGGCAATTACTTTTCGAAAGCATGGGTTCGTAAAAACGTTCTTCAGTTGACTGAAGATGACGTTAAACTTATGGAAGAGCAAATGGCTGAAGAAGCGGCAAATCAAGAGGTTTCGACAGATTTGCAACCTGGTGATCAACAACAAATGCCAGGAACGAAAGCAGAACCGTCAGTTGACGATCAAGACGGTAATGATATAAATACTAAAGTTAAAGAACTGTTTTAGAGGGTTATAATATGTCTAATTTCACAGATTTTGCATTGCAACAAGACGTAATGTCATTTAAAGAAAAACTTGATTCAGTAATTGCTGATAAAGTTGGCGATGCACTTGCTCAAAAGAAACTTGAAGTTGCTCAAACGTTTTTTGACGTACCTGTAGAAGAACCTGCATCAGAAGTTGCAGAAGAGATTGAACAAACAGATGAAAAGGTTTTAAATCCATATGCTGTCGGTATGGCTCAGGCAATGAAGTCAACTGGCGATAAGCCACCTCTTAAGAAGGCAACAGTTAAGAAGGCTCACGAGATTGCAAAAAGCGTAGCAAAGAAGTAATAAATGGCATCTTTTAAAGAACTTAGAGCAAAACGTAAACCCTATCAAGATGCGCCAGCAATGTTGGTGCTCAAACGTGTTGGTATTCGTAACTATCCAAACGGTCAACAAGTTGCATTATACTATAATGCTGCTCTTGATCTAAATGTTAGCGTACCATTTCAAAAGAGTTCACTCGATCCAGATGGTCGTTTAGGAACACCTGTTCAAATCGGTTCTTTACTTCCTGCTGCTGCAGTTTCAGAGGGCGTTATTGGCGCTCTAAAAGATATTGCACAAAAACAATCACCTGCAGCAGTACGCTTTAATAACGGAACATCTGAAGAAGTTCACCCTTCAATCGCTCAACAGATTGTTGATGTGCACGCTCAACTTGACAACTCAAATAAAGATAAGTTTGAGCGTCTTGTTAACGTTGGTCCTGCAGGATTACAAAAAGTTACACATTGGCTTAAGAAACTAGAATCAAAATGAAACGTTTTAAGACATTTGTAGAAGAAGTTGAAAATAAATCAGAAGTTGCCGAAGAGCAACTCGATGAGGCATCATCAGCATTTAAGACCAGAAAAATTGGTCGTATGAAGTTGATTCCAATTCGTTTCCGTACAGTTGGTGGTAAAGTAGTCGCTCAACGTCGCGTTAAGAAATCTGCAGTAAAAGGTTTCACGCTTCGTGGTGGTAAATTAGTTAGAATGAGCCCTGGTGAAAGAATGAGGCGTAAGCGCGCACAACGTCGTGGCGCAATTAAACGTCGTGCGAAAATGGCTCGAGCCAAAATGAGAAGAATGCGCACAATGCGCCGCAGAAAGGCTCTTGGAATTTAGAGATAGGAATTCAAAAATGAAATTAATCGTAGAAACAATTGAAGCGGTAAAATACCTCACGGAAGAAAAGAACGGTGTAAAACAATATTACATCGAAGGTATTGGACTTCAAGGCAACAAAGTTAATCGTAACCTTCGTGAGTATAGAACACAGATTCTTGCTCGTGAAGTAGATCGTTACAATCGCGATTATGTTGATCAAAATCGCGCTTTCGGAGAATTAGGTCATCCAGACGGACCTTCTATCAATCTCGATCGTGTGTCGCACATGATTAAAGAGATCCGTCAGGAAGGCGATAACTTTATCATTAAAGCAAAAATTTTAGATACTCCATTCGGTAAGATTGTTAAAAGTCTTATTGATGAAGAAGCCAAGTTAGGTGTTTCTTCAAGAGGAATGGGTACTCTGAAGTCTGTAGGTGGTGTAAACCAAGTACAAGACGACTTTTATCTAGCCACAGCGGCAGATATAGTAGCTGACCCTTCAGCACCTGATGCGTTTGTTCGCGGTATTATGGAAGGCAAAGAATGGGTATGGAACAATGGCTGCATTGAAGAAGCCACCATAGACAAAATGCGCAATGAAATTGAAAGAGCAAAACGCAGACAGTTGGAAGATGTCAAGTTACGTCAATTTGAGAGTTTCCTCTCAAAACTGTAATTTTATAAATAAATTTATAACCATAGGAGTTATTTCTCATGAAAACATTAGCAGAAGCTGCCGCTGAAATCTTGATTAAATCAAAATCAGATTCACCAGCAGAATCAATGAAAAAATTAGCAAGTGGCGCAGAGGTCGTTGATCTCGGCGGTTCAACACTTGATAAGCCAGAAGGCGATGAGATCGGCAAGAAAGCCGCTGCCGTTCTTTCACAAGCACCAGCCCCAGGTAAGGGTGCTGCAGTCGCTGGTGACAAGGCTTCACAGGGTCTTGGCGGCGGTAAGTCAAATCCAACAGCCATGGCTGAAGAAGAAGAGACTGAAGAAGAAGTCGTAACTGAAGAAGAATCAACAGAAGAAGTTGAAGCGTCAGATGATGCAACAGAAACTGTTGAAGAAATTTCTGAAGACGAAGAACTAACTCCAGAAGAAATCGAAGAAGCCAAGCATGCTAAAGTCGCAATGATGCGCGACAAGATGAAGCAACTTGGTGTTAAAGAAGATATCGATGCTATTTTCAGCGGCGAAGATCTTTCTGAAGAATTCAAGTCAAAGGTTGGCACAGTATTCGAAGCGGCAGTTATTGCTCGTGCAGTAAATGTTGTTGAAGAAATGGAGAAGGAAATTCTTCAGGCTGCTGCTGAAACAATCGAAGAAGCAAAAGCACAGATCGAAGAGCAAGTCGACAGCTACCTCAACTATATGGTTGAGCAGTGGATGGAAGAAAACAAACTTGCAGTTACATCTGGCTTGAAGATGGAAATTGCAGAAGAATTTATGGCTGATATTAAGGCTGTATTCGAATCGCATAACATCAGCCTACCAGAAGAACAACTCGACGTTATGGAAGCAATTTCTAACGAAAACGAAGAGTTGAAGCAAAAGTTAAATGACGTTCTTCACAGCAACATTGACCTTAAGAAAGAAGTCAATGAAGCAAAGAAAGTCCAAATCGTTACTAAAGTTTGCGAAGGGCTCACCGCAACGCAAGCTGAAAAAGTAAAGACACTCGCAGAGGGTGTAGAGTTCACCACAGAGCGTGAATACAGTGAGAAGTTAAGCATCATTCGTGAGCAGTACTTCTCAAATAAGGTGAAAACAACTGCTGCTACGCCTGTCGTAGAAAGCGTTGATCCTGCTCCAGCAACGGACGAATCAGCAATGGTAAGTCCGCTAATGGAGCGTTATGTACGTTCAATTGGTAAAACTCTACCTCGTTAATTTTAGGAGTAAATAAAAAATGTTTCTATCTGAACAACTACAAACGAAGTGGTCACCAGTCCTAGATCACCCAGATCTACCAAAGATTGATGATCCATACCGTCGTGCTGTTACAGCCGTCGTTCTTGAGAACCAAGAACGCGCAATGGCTGAAGAGTCACGCATCCTCAACGAAACGGCACCAGCAAACATCACTGGCTATACGACAAACTCATCAGCTGGCGGCGCAACCGCTGGTTATGATCCAATCCTAGTCAGCCTAGTCCGTCGTTCACTACCAAACCTAATGGCTTATGACATCTGCGGCGTTCAGCCAATGACAGGTCCAACAGGTTTGATCTTCGCAATGCGTTCCAAGTTTGCAAATAACACTGCACTTCTTGGTTCCGTTGGTCTAGGCAACGACGCTGGTGAAGCATTGTACAACGAAGCCGACACAGACTTCTCAGGTACAGGCACTCACACACCATTTGATGCATCAGTAAACCCTGGTTCAAACAGCGCATCAGTATTCGGTTCTGCCAATACGGGTCGCGGTGTACCAACAGCCACTGGTGAAGATCTTGGTGGTGCTACAGACATGGGCGCAATGGGCTTCTCAATCGAGAAGGTAACTGTAACAGCAAATACTCGCGCATTGAAGGCAGAGTACACGCTAGAACTAGCACAAGACCTCAAGGCAGTGCATGGTCTAGACGCTGAAACAGAATTGGCAAATATTCTTTCAACAGAAATTCTTGCCGAAATCAACCGCGAAGTCGTTCGTACGATCTATCGTACAGCAACTCCAGGCGTCGCATTCGCTGGTGCACCAGGTACATTCAACCTAGCAACTTCAGGTGGTGACACCGACGGTCGCTGGCAGGTTGAGAAGTACAAGGGCTTGATCTATGCAATCGAAAGAGAAGCAAATAAAATTGCTAAAGACACCCGTCGTGGCAAGGGCAATATCGTCGTCTGCTCATCAGACGTCGCATCAGCCCTCGCAATGTCAGGTCTTCTCGATTACAACTCAGCACTTGCAAGCCAAGTAAGCCTAACTGTTGACGATACAGGCAACACATTCGCTGGTACACTATTCGGTCGTATCAAAGTTTATGTTGACCCATATTCTGTAACTGGCACAGACTATGTTGTTGTTGGCTATAAGGGTGCAAATCCTTATGACGCTGGCTTGTTCTACTGCCCATACGTTCCGCTACAAATGGTACGCGCAATCGACCCAACGACTTACCAACCAAAAGTTGGATTCAAGACTCGTTACGGTCTCGTTGCAAATCCATTCGCAACAGGAGCAGGTCTCGGTGTACTCGCAAACAACACGAATATGTACTACCGTCGCTTCCAGGTTGAGAATATCAACCAGTAATAGTTATTACCGACTGTATAAAAACAATAAGGTAAAAAACTGGAGAGGGGGCTGCAAAGCCCCCTCTTTTTTTTGTATAAATAATTGTATCCACCAAGGAAATGGCTCATGACTGCATTAAACCGAAATCCAAGCAATATTAATTTATTGCAAAGTACAAAGTTTAGAGTTACATTTGAGCGTCTTCGCGGATTGACTTATTTTTGTCAATCTGCAAATTTTCCTGGAATATCACTAACAGAAATTGTTCGTCCAACACCATTTATTGATTTGTATCATCCTGGAGAGAAACTCATCTATGATACATTCAATGTAACGTTCTTGATCAACGAAGATCTTGAAACGTGGACTGAGATTCATGATTGGATTCGAGGACTAACCTTTCCAACAAACTTCGAAGAATATGTGAATTTATCAAGACAATCACCTGGAGTCGTTGCAAGAAGCAATCTTACAAGACAGCCACCAGTATATTCTGATGCGTCATTGACATTCTTCACAAACAAAAATAATCCAAGTTTCAGAATTAAATTTGCTGATGTGTTTCCTACAAGTCTTTCAACAATCACATTTAGCACTGGCGACACTGCAGAAAATATCATGACGGCAGACGCCACGTTTAGATTCTCTTATTATAACTATGAGAGAATATAGAGACTTAAAGTATCCCGCCGAAACCAGACATAGGTAGTATACTGGTTAATTTGAGCAATAACAACTATACAATAGTTTGTTTTTTTGAATTGATTGTTATATGATATTGTCATGAAGATAGAAACACCTCCTCTCGAAGAATTAATGCAGCAATGGGAAAAGGATTCCGAAGTAGACACTACGGAACCTGGCAAAGAGATCTTGCGTATTCCATTGATTCACAACAAGTATAACAAATACTTGTCACTGCACAATCTTGCAGCCAAACGAGCATCACTTGAGTTTGACAAATTAAAGAAACTCAAGTGGATGTACTACAGTGGCAAGTTAGACCAAGATGAATTGGATAAACTTGGTTGGGAACCATTTCGATTCACTCTTAAATCAGATATGCAAGTTTATCTTGATGGCGATGATGATCTAAACAAACTCAAACGCAAGAAAGCATATCACGAAGAGTCTGCAAACTTTTGCACCAATGTCATGAAAGAACTTAACAATCGCACATGGCAATTGAAAGAGTACATGGGTTGGGAGAAGTTTATCCAAGGTGCTCGATGATTGAACACGTCGTTGTTGAGAAAGTTAGTAACATCTACGTTCAGGTGCATGCTGATGATGGCATCATTCGTGAGATGTCTGAATTTTTTACGTTCTCAACTCCAGGCTATCAATTCTCACCAGCCTTTCGAAACAAATATTGGGACGGCAAGATTCGTCTGTTAAATACGAACACCAAACAGATCTATGTTGGTCTTGTTCCGTATATC